GGGTAGATTGGGACCGTCCAGATGAGTTTGGCTATTTTGACCACCGTGTCCTAGATTGGTTGGAGCTACAAGGTGATGACTGGGAAGACCAATATTTTCAAATCGTTAACTTCTTATCTAGTTACGACGTACTTGCTGTTGGGGTTGATGCTAACGGCGTGGGTGATGCGGTTGCACAAAGACTCCGACTCCTCATCCCAAGAGCAGAAGTACATTCCATAGGCAGTAGCCAGCCAGAGCAATCTAAGCGCTGGAAACACCTCAAGGCCCTTATTGACCGTCGTATGGTCGGGTGGCCCGCCCACGCTAAGACTCGACAGTTGCGTAGATGGAAGCGTTTTTACCAACAAATGGTGGATTTGGAAACTAAATTTACTGGCCCTAACTTTCTTGCCCATGCCCCTGATGAAGCCCATGCCCACGATGACTATGCAGACTCTTTGGCAATAGCCTGCGCTCTAACCTTAGACCTAACAATGCCTTCTGTAGAGGTGTCAACATCTCCGTTCTTCAGCAGGTAATTACCCGTTTAGCCTGACTTTACGTCCAATAAGTAGGACACTTTTACACGAGGTCCTCAACCCTTTAATAAGGAGTATAAAAAATGGCAATTGCCCCAACACCTAAGTTCCCTGAGAATCCAGGTACCACTTACGACCGTAAGATGTCACCTGCTGCACCAGGACAGCGTGGCCCACTACGCTTTGAAGAAGGTCTTGCAACAGACACAGACATCCCAACACAGTTCACCACTGGTGCTATGCAGGGATACGAACCAGCTGCAGGTCGTCCAAATCGTAATAAGGCTGTTCACACAAAGACTGCAGAAGAAACAATGCGTGAGCGTGCTCACGTAGGTTCTGCTGCATGGGTTTCAGCACCAGCAAGTCTTAACGACTTTTCATCTGGTGCGTTTGCTGACCATGGCGACAATCGTTTCGAAGAAGTTAATCGTAGCGGCGGTCCACAGAAGTCTGGCAACCCAGCTGTAGTAAACGACTAGTTAGGTTTCCCACCCCCGTTCAGCACATTCGAACAGCTGCGGGGGTGGGCTTCCCATTTTATAAGGATTAGCGATGGCACTGATTAGAGGAAAAGAAGCAAAGGAAACGGAAGAGCGGGAACCCGCTAATCCTAAACTTTGGAACATGATTACTGCTCAAGCAAATAGTAAGTTCTCCAAGAACTCACCTGCTCGTGGGCACTGGATTCACTCCAGGTACAACGCAATGGGTGGTCAGTATGTTAACTCTAAGCGCGACGTAGACCCACGCCTTCGAGACTATGTTGCCGAGGCGCAAAAGAAAAAAGAAGAAGAACAAAAGAAAAAGGTTACCAAGCCAGTAGGTAAGAAGCTTATCCATGGCGAGCGGTTTCACTAATATAGATTTAGTGGTACCCTTTAACTCTAGTTTAGAGAAGGTGAAATGAGCGGCATTGACTTTTCGCCCCCATCGTATAGGGCGGCATCTAGCGACTTAACCATCTCCATTTCTCCACTCGGCTTGGTCGAGTTGGCGGATGAAGAGTTTGAAGTCCATGGCCCACGCCTAAATCGTTATTCACTTAACTGGGCGATGTATCTTGGTCACCATTATTCATACCGCCGTCAGATTGGCGATAGCCAGTTAGTACTTAATTACTACCGTGCTTTCTCAGATTTTATTATTAACTTTGCTTTTGGTAAGGGTGTTGATTTCCGTAGCCCACGTGAGACTGAAGCAATCATCCCAGACCTACTAGAACGTGTTTGGGAAGTAGATAACAACAAAGCAACAGTCCTATGGGAAATGGGTCAACAGGGAACAGTATCTGGTGACTGCTTTGTAAAGGTTGCTTACGAAGAACCTTGGGAAGACTCTTCAGGTATGAAGCACCCAGGACGTGTTCGCATCCTTCCACTTAACGCATCGTTTGCGTTTCCAGAGTTCCACCCGCATGACCGCGAGCGCCTTATCCGTTTTAAGTTAAAGTACCGTTTCTGGGGAACATCACTAGAAGGTACACGTCAGGTGTTTACGTACACTGAAATTCTTACAGACGACAGTATTGAGGAATACATCAATGATGAACTTATTGATTCGCGCCCTAACCCGCTTGGTACTATTCCCGTTATTCATATTCCAAATATTCGTATTAGCGGTAGCCCTTGGGGCCTTGCTGACTGTTTTGATATCATTAATATTAACCGTACTTATAACGAGACTGCTACTGACATCGCTGACATCGTTAATTATCACGCTGCTCCCGTCACAGTCATCATTGGTGCCAAAGCTTCACAATTGGAAAAGGGCGCTAACAAAGTCTGGGGCGGTCTACCAAAAGACGCGAAGGTAGAGAACCTAGAAGGCGGCTCACAAGGACTAAAGGGCGCTATGGACTTCCTAGCAATGCTCAAGAAGTCTATGCATGAGATGGTCGGTGTTCCTGAGACCGCACTTGGTCAGGCACAGCCTATTTCTAATACATCAGGTGTTGCGCTATCCATCATGTTCCAGCCTTTGATGAACCGCTACCACCAGAAGATTATTCAGTACGCACGTGGTCTAGAGCTGATTAATCAGCTTATTATCCGTAGCCTTGCGGTCAAGGAGCCAGAGATGCTTATCTGGGACCCAACACGTAACGTGAAACTTAAGACAGGTCAGGTAGACCGTTTAGACCCTAACGACCCACTTACTTATCAAACCTACGTTCACTTCCCTCAACCTTTGCCATTGGATAAGTTGATTGCGCTTAACGAAGTTCAATCTATGTTGTCCCTAGGCCTTGAGTCTAAGGAGGGGGCACTCCGCTCACTTGGTGAGTCCTTCCCAAGCGATAAGCTTAATGAAATTCGTCAGGAACTTATGGATGACGCTGTGGCTGATGGAGCCCTTAAGCTTCTCCAGACCCAGATTGAACAAGAAATTGCTGAACTTACAGGCACTATGCCTAACCCAGAAACTGGAGGCAAGCCAGGCGCACCTCTAACAGAGGGTGCAATGGCAGGTGCTCCAGCACTACTACCAGGAACGATAGACGAGGCTCTGATGGCCGCCGATATGGGCGAAGCAGACCTACGTAATAAACTGGTAACAGAAGCTTATGGCACGGTCCTCCCACAGAGGCGCGTACCAGAAGAGTACGAAAAATAAAGGTTTACCCTGACATTTTTTGTATTAACAAAGACAATAGATACAACGTTTGGTCATATGTGTTACGCCAGTAATGGCATTCGGAAAACGACCCCTAGGAGAAAAAGGAATCTTGTATGGAAACAGCAGGACTAAATGCAGAGGCTTTTGCAGCTGAAGCAGGAACCGTTCCAGTCGTAGCTGAGTCGTCAGGCAACTCTGTTGTCGCTGACGCACCTACTACTAAGGCGACTTCCAAATTTTATACGGAAGAAGACCTGGTTAAAGTTCGTAGCCAGGAGAAAGAAAAACTCTACCCTCAGATTGATAAGCTGAAGGAAGAACTAGATGGCATTAAGAAAGAGCGTGAAGCAGAACTTGCTGCACGTGCTGCAGAAGCAGAAGCTAAGGCTAAGCAACAGCAGGAAGCTCTTGAGAATGACATGGATGTTCGCTCTTTACTTAAGACTAAGGAAGCAGAGTGGCAGGAGCAGTTGGAGCGTGAGCGTCAAGAACGTGAACGTGCCTTCGCTCTTCTGGAACGCGAAAGAACTTTTGCTGACCTGCAGAACTACCGTTCACAACGTGTAGAAGCAGAACGCGAAAACATTATCCCAGAACTTGTAGACCTAATTAGCGGCAATACCCGCGAAGAAGTAGAAGCAAGTATTGAGGGTTTGAAAGAACGTTCAAACAAGATTCTTGAATCGGCGCAGTTTGCAATGCAAAATGCCCGCAAAGAAATGACGGGGACAAGGGTAACCACGCCCCCGCTCGGACCAATGGACGACAATTCGGAGCAACGTGCGTTAACGGCTGAAGATATTCAGTCAATGTCGATGAATGATTATGCAAAATACAGAGAACGTATCATGAGCGCTACTGCTCGCGGTAAGTCTCGCGGCTTGTTCGGGTAAATCCCACAATCCCAAATCCAACCTACAAGGAGTAAACAACTAAAATGGCATCTGGTATTACGGGTACTGGCAATTTAGCCGCAGCCCCAACAGCGTACTCAGGTACAAACACACAGTTGACTCAAGCGATTCAGACAATCTGGTCAAAGGAAATCCTTTTCCAGGCTATGCCTATCCTTCGCTTCGAGCAGTTCGCAGTCAAGAAGACTGAACTTGGTGTTGCACCTGGTCTACAGATTAACTTCATGCGTTACAACAACCTCGGCTTTGCTAACGCACTTGTCGAAGGTGTTCGTATGCAGACAAATGCGCTTACAGCACAGCAGTTCTCAATCACAGTAACAGAGCATGGTTATGCTCTTGCTGTATCTGAGCTTCTTCTTAACGCATCATTCGATGACGTAATGGCATCTGCTTCACGTCTTCTTGGTCGTAACATGGCTATCTACCTAGACCAGCTATCACGCGACACACTTTACGCAGCGACTTCAACCATCTACGGTGAAGACCGCTCTAACCTCTCAGCAGTAAACAACTGGTATGCATATGGCACAAAGGGTACAAACCGTGCAAGCATGACAGGTAACTTCCTCCTAACACCACATACTGTTAAGGATGTTGTTGAGACCCTAGCAACAAAGAACATTCCTCGCCTTGGTGAGACCTATGTTGCGTTTATCCACCCACACCAGAGCCGTCAGCTTCGTGATAACCCAGAGTTTATCGAAGTAACTAAGTACGCTGCTCCTGGTAACTTCATGCTCGGTGAAGTTGGTCGTTTGTACGACTGCGTATTCATCGAAACAACACAGGTACGTAAGGTAGCTGGTGGTGCAGGAACTTCTTACACCGCTGACTCAGCAGTTGCTAACCCAACTGTTACACCTGGTGGAGGTTACATCACTCCAGCACAGTTCACAGGTAATGGTGGTTCAGACCGCTATGACGCTATCTTCATTGGAGATAACGCATTCGGACACGCAATCTCTCTACCAGTTGAACTTCGTGACGGTGGTATTCTTGACTTCGGTCGTGAGCACGCACTTGCTTGGTACTCAATCTTCGGTCTTGGTCTTATTACTGACCAGTCTGTTGTTATTGCAGAAACCAACTAATCCACAGACCTGGGTACGTCTAAAAACTGCCCACTCAACAGATACTAATTAGGAGAATACACATGGCAAGACAAGTAAAACCATCAGACGTTACAGGTCGCGCACGCGAGAAGCAGATTGCTGAAAACGCAGAAATCATGCAGGAACGTGCCCAGTCAATGTCTATGGCATCCGCTGAAGCCCAATATAAACTTGAAGAAGTTGTAGACGCTACTATTCCAAATAGAGCAACTGTGATTGAGGATTCTGTAACTGTAGTCGCTAATAAAGAAGAAGACTCAGTTGTAATCCGTGTCGTAGAAGACATCGAGAACATGACTCTAGGAGTAGGAAACTTCTATAGCTTTAAGGCTGGACAGAAGTACAAAGTGTCCAAGCACGTAGCTCAACACCTACAGGAAAAGGGCTACCTCGCTGGAGTTATCTAGCATTTAATGGGCGAATCAGCGGGCACACTTAGGTTTGCCCGCTTTTTCGTTACTATAGTTAGGAGTAGTTAGTGGCCCTGTTGTCGGACCTAATCTCTAGAACTCGTCTTGAGTTGGGTGACCAGCCAAAGGAGTTCCAGTTTGTCACAACTAGTGACGGAACTACTACTGCCTTCTATTTAAATAATAAGCCTGTAGACCCTTTCACTCTTTTAGTACGAGTCTCTCAAGCGTTTGTTCCAGCCCCTACTGGCTATAAGCTAGAGGTTGATACTGGAATTGTTAGATTTTTAAACCCAATTTCTGCGGGTGAAGTGCTTACTGTTAATGGCACGGCCTACCGCTACTTTTCGGATGCTGACATCACACGCTTTATTAATACAGCTATTGAACAGCATACATACGAAAGAACAGATGCCTACGGTAGTAGAGTAACTATGGCAACTCTGCCTGCTGTAGAAGAGTACCCAATTGCTATCCTAGCTACTATTGAAGCCCTCTGGGTTTTAGCTACAGATGCAGCATTTGATATTAATATTACCGCTCCAGATGGTGTAGTAATCCCACGAAGCGAACGCTACGCTCAATTGACAGGGATGATTGCACAGCGTCAAGAGCAATACCGCTCTCTATGTGCTCAGTTAAATATAGGCCTATGGCGTATTCAGGTTGGTAACCTACGTCGTGCATCTAAGCGCACTAATAAGCTTGTTCCTATCTACATGCCACAAGAGTTTGATGACGGCCGCAAGCCAGAGCGCGTGTATATACAGAACGACATGATTGGTCGACAGACCTTCCCATCCACAATCCAGGTGCAAGATTTAGTTATGAACCAGGGCGATAGCTATTCACAGGACTTTATCCTAGGAGCCCCTGTTACTAATTTAGAGTTCTCAGCAGAGATTAGAACTTACCCAAATTCACCTACTCGGTGGGTAGCCTTCGATGTTACAATTGTGGACGTTCAGACTGGACGTATTAGAATTTCGCTACCACAACAGGACACACGCTATCTACCAGTCAGAGGTTTTTGGGACCTACAAGCCACATCATCAGTGGATAACAATTTCCAAAGAACCTTCTTAAGAGGACAGACATTCGTGACCCAGCAAGTGACAACGGTGGAGTGATATGCCAGACATTATTATAGTTCCGCCAGATAACGGTAACTGGTATCCACAACCTACAGGTCCCACAGGAATTCTCGGCGGCCCCACAGGCCCAACTGGCCCTACTGGTCCGACAGGTCCTCAAGGAGATTACTCTCGCTACCTAGGTCTTTATGACACATTAGCGGACCTTCAAGCTGCAAATCCAAGTCCAGTTCCTACTAACTGGGCCTTTGTTCGCATTACAGGAAACGCCACACAGTTACGTTTATACCGTCGCAGTAACAACGCTTGGGTATTTGATACTCTAAATATTCCTGCAGGTGCGACTGGTGCAACAGGTCCAACAGGTCGTACAGGAGCAACTGGTCCACAGGGTAACCAAGGAAACGCGGGACCTACTGGTGCTACTGGTGCTCAAGGTGTTTCTGGTTTAGCTGGTGCAACTGGCCCTACTGGTGCACCTGGTCAAGGTTTAAATCTTCTTGGAGAGTACGAGACACTTGCTGCATTACAGGCTGCACGACCAACAGGTGTGGCTGGCGAAGCTTGGTTACTTGCTAACGGCAATTTAATTATTTGGGATACCGTAACTTCCGCATGGAAGAACGTCGGTAACCTAGAGGGACCAACGGGTCCTTCAGGAATCGCGGGTCCAACAGGAGCAACAGGTCCTCGAGGTACACAAGGTTTCCAAGGTTCTCAAGGACCACAGGGCGACACTGGTCCAACTGGACCAACAGGTCCAACAGGTTTTGCGGGACCACAAGGACCTACTGGTGCTCAAGGTGAACGAGGTTTCTCTGGTCTTCAAGGTAACGTCGGTCCAACGGGTGCTACTGGAGCTACAGGTGCTACGGGTGCGGTTGGTCAAGGCTTTGCTGGAATCACCTCAGTAACCCCAATTACGTTAAGCACTGGTCTTAAGACATTTACTCTTAGCGTAGCTAATCACCCATTCATTGTTAACTCTATTGTTAGAGCTGTAGCAAACAACAACGTCTTTATCGATGGAAATGTCACAGCCGTAAATGGCTCTCAGATAACTCTAGATGTAAACTTCTTCCAAGGCGTAGGCGGAGAAATCTTTAGCTCTTGGCAGTTTACTATTGCTGGTGAGCCAGGATTTACAGGAGCACAAGGTCCTACAGGACCTACTGGTGCCACAGGAGCCGCCTCTACAGTCCCAGGTCCAACAGGTCCACAAGGTATATCTGGTGGTATTGACTTATCCGTTACTCGTAGCGGAAGTGCCTATTTAATTAATGGGTTATCAAATCCAACTATTACTGTAATCCGTGGTCTTCGTTACCGTATTGATATCAGTACTCCTGGTTATACATTTAGAGTACAAACCACAGCTGGTGCCTACAATTCAGGTGCACAGTACACAACAGGATTTAGTACTAACTTTGCTGCTGGCGTAGCAAGCGGAACAGTATTCTGGGATGTACCGTTCACTGGTCCTGCAACACTTTATTTTGTAGCAGAAGAAGACTCTTCGCTTAACGGTTCATTCACACTAACTGCAGCAGGTCCAGTAGGAGCAACGGGTCCTACAGGAGCAACAGGTGCGGCTAGCACAGTAGCGGGACCTACTGGTCCGCAAGGTAACATCGGACCAACGGGTGCTACAGGTGCACAAGGTATTCAAGGTATCACTGGTGCTATTGGTGCACCTGGTCCACAAGGTGCTACAGGACCTCAGGGCCCACAGGGTGTCGCTGGTGCAACAGGTCTTCCTGGTGCAGCAGGTGCCGTTGGTGCAACTGGTGCCACAGGCGCAACTGGTGCCATCGGTCCTGCTGGTGCATCTATCTATGTTCTTGGAACTTATAACTCACTCGCAGAACTTCAAGCTGCCCAACCTGTTGGTGCAACTGGTGATGGTTACTTAATCAATGGTGTCCTATTTGTATGGGGCGGTTCTCAATGGATTAGCGCTGGCGCTATTCAAGGGCCAACTGGTGCAACTGGTGTACAAGGACCGCAAGGTTTACTAGGACCAACTGGTGCACAAGGCGATACTGGTCCACAAGGTATTCAAGGTGTTGTTGGCCCAATCGGTCCAACAGGTAACACTGGTCCAGTATCAACTACACCAGGTCCAACAGGACCTCAAGGTAACCTTGGACCAACTGGTCCGCAAGGTCCTCTTGGACCAACAGGTCCACAAGGACGCGGATTAAACATCCTTAATGCCTTTACTACATTTTCTGAACTACAGGCGGCTGTTCCGTCTCCAGTAACTGGTGACCCATACCTAGTAGCTGGAAACCTATTTATCTGGGATGGTGACCAGTGGATTAATGCTGGTCAGGTACAAGGACCAACAGGTGCAACTGGTGTTGCTGGTCCTACGGGTGCCACTGGTATACAAGGTCTTTCTATAACTGGTCCAACTGGAGCAACTGGTGCTACTGGTCCACAGCCATTTACTATCGTTGGAACTTGGCAACAAGGTATTGTCTATCAACCTGGTCAAGCAGTTTTCTACGACACACCTACTCTTAAAGGTACATACGTCCGTAGAAACAACGCATCTACTGCAGGAATAACACCTCCAGAAGACCCAGCAAACTGGTTAGTAGTTGTTGCTGCTGCAATTGGTAATACTGGACCAACGGGCCCTACAGGTTTACAAGGTATTCAGGGTATTCAAGGCATAACTGGACCTACTGGTTCAACTGGTCCTACAGGAAACCAAGGTTTACTAGGTCCAACAGGCCCTACAGGCACTACACTATTGAACGTAGATGGTGGCGGCCCTGCAACTAATTATGGCGGAGTTATAACCATCAACGGAGGAGACGTGAGCGGTAACTAATGGCAATTAAATTACAATTACGTCGTGGTACGGCGTCTGAGTGGTCAACAACTAACCCCCTTCTTTCAGAAGGTGAACTAGGTCTTGAACTCGACACTGGAAAATTTAAAGTTGGTAATGGTACACAAAACTGGAATGCGCTAGTATATGCCTCAGGTATTCAAGGACCTACAGGTCCTGCGGGTGCCGCTGGTGCAGCAGGTCCATCTGGCGCTAATGGCGCCGCAGGTGCTCCTGGTCCAACAGGTGAACGTGGTCCAACAGGTATTCAAGGACCTGCTGGAGATGGTGGAGTAGGACAACTACTTCTTAACGATGCACTGCTACAGACTGGAATTTATTTCCCAGTCGGAGCAGTAACTAACTTTACGACAGTGGTACAAACCGTGATACCACCGATTACGTTGATATAGGAAGGTAAATGAATGGCACGCAATATTGCGCCTGAGTATTACGAGTGGAACCCGACCACTAAAACAATCACCATTGACCGCTACATCAAGCGTATCCACATGTTCCTTATTGTTAACTCCTCACG